TGTGACGATTTTGCACTTCAGGAGGGGAGTGGACATGAAAACGAAGAACCAAAGAGAAATAAATATCAAAATGCTGGTCAAGATCAGGGACGGCAAGGACAACCTTCCCGCGGTCCGCTTGCAGGCGGTCCAGACTATGCAGAAGCTCATAGATAAAGACGACGCTCAGACACAGAAGAACATCAACACCTTAAAGAAGTTGAGAGACAGTGAAGAGACCGGGGACGGCGTAAGGATTCAAGTTATACAGACCTTGCAGAAGATCCTCGACCTTGTAGACGGGGAAGTCAAGACAGACAGACCTACGGCCGACGACATTTTAAGCAAGATAAGGAGTGGGAAAAAGTGAAAGGCATACTTTACTTACAGAAAAAGTTAGACGGGAAGCGCAACAGGGTATTACTGCGCTATAAGTTCTACGAGCAGAAGGCTTTTGCTCCCGATCTGAAGATTTCTACACCGCAGGGCTTGGAGTGGCTTAACAACATCAACGGCTGGTGCACTAAAGCGGTTGACAACCTCGCCGATCGTCTTCAGTTTGACGGCTTCGGTGACGATATGTTCAACTTCACGGAGATGTTCGACCAGAATAACCCTGACATCTTCTTTGACGATGCTATGCTCTCGGCTCTTATCAGCTCTTGCTCCTTTGTTTTGGTAACAAGGGGAACGGAGACTCAGCTCGGGAAGCGCATCAGGTTCCAGGTAATAGACGGAAGTAATGCCACGGGCATCATTGACGATTATACAAAGCTCTTGACGGAAGGCTATGCGGTTCTCGATCGTGACGATAACGACACAGTTACACGATATGCTTATTGTGTGCCCGGTGAGACTCACATCTTCGAGAACGGCGAGGAAATAGCCGTCGAGAAGTTCAATTCTGGCTTTTGTGCATTGGTGCCTATTATCTACAAGCCCGATGCAAAGAGAGCCTTTGGACATTCAAGGATCTCAAGAGCGTGCATGGACTACGCAAAGAGCGCGATGAGAACTATAAAGCGTTCAGAGATCGCCGCGGAGTTCTACTCATTCCCTCAGAAGTACGCCACGGGACTCTCGGAAGATGCCGAGATGCTTAACACATGGCAGGCTTCAATGTCCGCACTGTTAACCTTCACGAAGGACGATAATGGAGACAGTCCGACGTTAGGCCAGTTTCAGATGGCATCATTCACACCACACCTCGAGCAGCTCAAAGCTATCGCTTCGATGTTTGCCGGAGAGACTGGCTTAACGCTTGACGATCTCGGCTTCATTACGAGCAACCCTTCGAGCGCAGAGGCTATCAAGGCGGGACATGAGGGATTAAGACTTGCAGCAACTAAAGCGCAGCGTTGCTTCGGCGTGGGCTTTAAGAATGTCGGTTACATCGGTGCATGTATTCGCGATAATGAACCATACTTGCGCGAGGAACTGTTTGAAACAAAGGCACTCTGGAAGCCGACATTCGAGCCTGACGCTGCGATGTTATCACAGATCGGTGACGGAGTTATCAAACTCAATCAGGCCATCGACGGCTTTGTCGATGCCGAGAAGATGCGCCGCATAACGGGTATTGAGTAATGGACTACGAAGAGTTTAAGAAGGCATTTGAGGCCGAAGTCAGAGCCGATAAGAAGGCAACTGAGCTATATACGAAGATCTACAACGGCAAAGGCACCTATAAGACCGCCGCCGAGCTCGCCACGAGGGTGGGTAACGACTTCGGGAAGGTTCTAAAGGCAAATGACTTCATGCTCACCCCGGAAGAGTGGGCTCTCGATGATTTCTTACCGAGAGCGCTCGGACTTGACCACGAAATGATGATAGATGCCTGCAGGACTGTCCAGGACACGATGAACAAGGACGCAGGGCTCGGGATCAAGTACAAAGAGCCGAAGTTCAACTTTGACAGAGTGAACGGACTCATTACAGAGTTAACCGAGCACCCTGAGTTCAAGGATATTGAAGCATCGTTCTATGACCAGCTCGTTAACTTCACTATGAACGTGGTTGACGACTCGATCCGGGACAACGCGGCGGTAATGTATCGCGCAGGGATCAGGACGATGGTCATAAGGCAGGCCGAGTTCGGAGGTTGTGCTTGGTGTCAGGAACAAGCGGGCACCTATGACTACAACGAAGTCAAGGACTACGGCAACGATGTCTGGAGACGGCACGAGAATTGTCGTTGCACTATTGACTATATAACAGAGCGTAATAGCTCTCTTTATAGGGAAACAGTTAACAACTTCAAAAAGTGAGGTGGGACTTATGAGAACACATTCACGAGACAAACCGCAGGAGGACAAGATAAAAAATGAGTAGAGTCGGGAATCAGATCCCGACTCAATCTGTGATATTGCCGTATGAGAAGTCTTACGGTGATGAAGCAGTCCAATTATATAACCTAAGCGGCAACGTCTGTCAGGAATGGCAGGCGTTAATGTTGTCAGACATTATGGCGGTCAACGATGACGGACTCTGGGTGCATACCAAATTCGGCTACTCGGTTCCCCGCCGTAACGGAAAGACAGAGATACTCACTCAACGCGAGATGGACGGCTTGTTTAATGGCGAGCATATACTTCACACGGCTCACCTGACGGACACGGCGCACATCGCTTGGGAGCGACTAAAAGCAAGGCTTGAAGCAATCGGAGTGACCATAAAGACCTATAAGGGTTATGGTCGAGAAAAGATTGAAATGCCCGAGACTGGCGGCGTTATTGACTTCCGTACAAGAACGAGCTCGGGCGCTCTCGGTTCCGGTTATGACTTACTTGTCATAGACGAGGCTCAAGAGTACACCAAAGCGCAGCAGACGGCGCTCAACTACGTCGTATCGTCTTCCAAGAACCCGCAGACTATCATGTGTGGAACACCGCCGACGGCGGTCTCCACGGGTGATGTGTTCAGAGAGTATCGAGACAAGTGCTTACTTGGTGAGCAGATAAATGGCGGTTGGGCCGAGTGGTCCGTCGACCATAAGACTAACGTCAAAGATAAAGAAGCATGGTATCAGACTTCGCCCTCACTTGGCACGATCCTGACGGAAAGAATAGTCCAGGACGAGATAAACGGCGATGACCTTGACTTCAATATCCAAAGATTAGGCTTATGGATTCGTTACAACCAACAGTCTGCTATCAGCGCACCCTCTTGGGATGCGCTCAAGGTTGATAAGCTCCCGAAGTTCAAATTTCCGATCTATGCGGGGGTTAAGTTCGGCAGAGACGGACAAAACACTTGTCTTACCATCGCGGTCAAGACCTCCGACGATAAGGTGTTCGTCGAGGGTATTGATTGCAGAGACCAGCGCGAGGGTAATGGTTGGATAATCAACTTCTTAATGAAAGTCAAAGCAAGGGCAATCTTGGTTGACGGTGCTTCCGGGCTCGAGACATTCCAAAGGGAATGTAAAGAGCAAAAGCTCAAGGGTGTCTCCGCTGCGACAGTTAAGGAAGTTGTGCAGGCATCATCAGACTTTGAGATCGCCATAGCTAACAAAACGCTTTGCCATAACGGGCAGCCAGCCCTACGGCAGAGCGTTTCTAATTGCTCGCACAGAGCGATAGGAAGCGGCGGCGGTTACGGTTACAAGACTCTTGACGACGATATAGAGGTCGCCTTAATGGAGTCCGCAGTCTTGGCAACTCATGCGTGCATGAAGGCAAAAGAGCCTAAAAAGCAACGCATTGGTTACTAATAAATTTACGTTACCGAACGGATTTGAATCGGGAGAAAGGACAACATCATGTCAGAAAACAATCAGGAAGGCTTCAAGCCTATCGAAACTCAGGAAGAACTCGACAACATCATCAAGGATCGCCTGAAGCGCGAGCGTGAGACCACGCAGAAACGCTATGAGGGTTGGGTATCACCCGAAGACCATCAGAAGGCAATTACAGACGCTAACAAGGCCTTTGATGATTACAAGAAGGCTCACGAGAGTGACGAACAGACTATCGCAGACCTCACCGCAAAAACCAAGAAGTACGAGACTGCATCGTTAAAAAGCAGGATAGCGCACGAGGTCGGCCTTTCTTACGAGTGGATCGACAGAATCAACGGCGAGGATGAGAAGTCCATCCGTGAAGATGCCGAGTCCATCAAGAAATTAGTTGGAAGCGGTTCCGCACCTCTTCCTACAAAGAACCCCGAGGCAGGCGAAAGCTATGACTCAGGCAAAAACGCGCTCAAGTCGGTGCTTAACGGCTTAAAAAATTAAATCTTTACGGAGGTGCTAATTATGGCATTTACATCAACAGGATTCCCGGCTGAATTGGTCAAGGAAGTTTTCATCGGCGCTAAGGGCAAGTCTTCCATCGCGAAGCTCGCTAAGCAGACACCTATCGCTTTCAGCGGTACAGACATTATGACATTCACTTTCTCTGGTGAGGTCAACCTCGTAGCAGAGGGCGCAGCAAAGGGCGAACACACTGGCTCTAACGCTCCCGTTCACATGGTTCCTCTCAAGATCGAGTACGGCCAGAGAGTCTCTGACGAGTTCATTAAGTGCTCCGAAGAGAAGCAGCTCGACTACCTCAAGGCTTTCAATGACGGATTCGCTTCCAAGATCGCTCGTGGTCTCGACATCATGGTAATGCACGGAACAAACCCCGCAACCGGATCACTCGCCCAGCTCATCGGCGACAACTCATTCGATACAAACGACTACGTTAACAGTGTCGTTTACGACGCTTCTGATCTCGAAGGCAATATCGCTTCCGCAGTAGCAGCTATCGGTGACTATGAGCTCAACGGCTTCGCTATGTCCAAGACATTCGCAGCAGGCCTCGGTGCTCTCAAGGTTAACGGCGTTCCTCAGTATCCTCAGTTCGGTTGGGGCGGCAACCCTGACGCAGTCAACGGCGTACCCGTAGACGTTAATAGCACAGTATCGGTTGTTAACGGCGAGTATGGCTATCTCGGCGACTTCGAGAACGCTTTCAAGTGGGGCTATGCAGATCAGATCAACCTCGAGGTTATCCCTTACGGCAACCCTGACAACTCCGAAGCAGGCGACCTCAAGGGCCACAACCAGGTATACCTCAGAGCAGAGGCTTGGATCGGCTGGGCTATCCTCGACGGCGCTGCTTTCGCTCGTATCGAGACAGCAAACTCTGGTTCCTGATATGAGGTTCAGAAATGTCAAGACGGGCGCGGTCATTGAAGTGCCCTCAATGCTTGGCGGTTTTTGGGAATTGATAGACGGCGGTAAGGCTGAAGAGCCTGCCGCCGTTATTCCTGACGCTGAGCCCGAGGAAGTCAAGCCCGTCAAGAAGACAAAGAAGACCACAACAAAGAAGACAACGAAGTAAGAGGTGAAAATATGCCAGACTACGCAACAGTTCAGGATATTCAGGACCTTAAAAGGCCCCTGACGGCAGAAGAGCAGCAGAGGGCTGGCTATATTATCCCGATTATCTGTAACGAGATAAGAGAGCTCGCGTTTCGTCAGGGTAAGGACTTCGATGCCATGTTGCTCGCAGATCCGTACCTTGCAGACGTTGCAAAGGCCGTTGTTTGTGACGTGGTAATGAGAGAGCTGAACACTCCCGGCAATCAGATCCCCGTCACTTCTTACAGTGAGGGCGCTGGCGGTGTCACACAGTCCTATTCATTACCTAACACAAGCGGAGCTTTAAAGCTCTGGCCTTCAGACAAAAAGGCTTTAGGTCTTATGAAGCAAAAACTCGGAGCGATAGACCTGAGAACAAGACCGGGGAGGTGTTGATATGCTTCCCACTTTTGCAAATCAGGTAATTTACAGAGTTCGCCCGACATATAAAGAGTCTCGCGGTTCCATGATCCCTGATTGGAATAACGCGGACCGACTCGAGATCACGGGGTGCTCTGTTCAGCCTTCGAGCACGAGCCTTTCGCAAGATGGGCGAGTTCTCGGCATAAATAACTCTTGGACGGCATACCTTCCCGAAGGCTCGGACGTAAAGGAAGGCGACCGCATCGAGTTTGACGGCGACACATACACCATCAATGGTGCGCCTCGCAAATGGACCGCTCCGCTCATGTGCTCACATATCCAACTCATTCTCACGAGATGGGAGGGCTAAACATGAAGGGCATCCGTATCGAGTTTAACTCGGCAGGCTTTAAGGAGATCCTCATGTCCGAGGGTACAAAGGAGCTCGTCGAGTCAACCGCTCAGGGCATAGCCGACAGAGCTAACGCCAACAGTGGCCTTGATGACGGCTTTCAAGTATCGACCATACAAGGCGGCTACGGCGGCGGCAGATGGATAGGCTTTGTGTCTACAGCTGACGAGAAGGCAAAGATAGCCGAGGCAGAAAACGGCGCACTAACGGGGGCAATCTTATGAACATCGAAGTATCTATCGACGTTGAAGACGAGGTAAGGCTGGCATTAAAGGACTATGTCACTGTTTATTGCAGGCCGCTTCCCGAAAACTTCTTGACTCCCTGCGTACTTGTCGAGCAGATGGGCGGCACAAGCTCGAACACTATCGACAACTTCGTGATAAGGCTCGGAGCAAGGGCAGCAACGGACGCGGAAGCGCAACAGCTCTTGCGAGTCGCTTTGGGTGTCTTGAAAGCGCAGACAGAG